TGTTTAAAGGATTGGCATTTGCTATCAATCTAGTGGTGTTACCTCTTACTCAAATAATATTAGGTATCAAGAAATTAATCGCTTGGTTGAAGACATTAATGAACATACAGGTTGAAGCACAAGAAGAAATAGTAAAGACAGCTGAAGTTACAAGGGGTAAATTAGAGGAAACATTTGCGGGATTAAAAGAAGGGATGCAAGCTGCACACCAAGACTGGTTTGAAAATAGTCTAGCAATAGCCATAGAAGCAGGACGACAAATACATGCTGTCTTTATGAGTACAGTGGACAATGTAGGGGTTGCGTTTGCTGCTATGATAACTGAGGGAGAAAGTTTTAAAGATGCAATGAAGAAGATATGGGTGACATTAAAACAGGAAGTAGTAAAGCAGATTAGTATTATGATAGCTCGAATGTTGGTCATGTTCACACTTCAAAAAGCATTAGGGCTATTTACGGGGGGAGCTATTGTCACTGAAACTCCGGCTGTAGGTGGTGGTGGCGGTTTTGGTAGTGCTGTGTTAAAAAAATTAGGATTCGCTAAGGGTGGAATAGTACAAGGTGGTTTAAAAGTTCCATCATTTGCAACGGGTGGAATTACCAATGCTCCTCAATTAGCTTTGATTGGAGATAACTCAAATCATAGGGAAGCTGTTGTGCCTTTACCAGATGGCAGAAGCATCCCAGTCGACCTAAATGGTGGGGTCCAGTCTATCGCACAATTAAATATTTTACCAAATGCAAATATAGATCAGGCATTGATGGAAAAACCGATGAGCTTTTGGGTTGATTTAGCCCAAGAGAAAATTCTGCCAGCATTAAATACATTAGGAAAAAGCGGAGCAACGACTTCAATGGAGTTCCAAGCGAGTAGATAATGGGAGATGTATTATTAGGGGTGGCTAATAGTAGCTATGTGATAATCACAAATGAAACTCAATATGGTTATAAATTCCAAAAGACATTAGACAAATATGATTTAAGGACTAAAGGCGGGACTCTTTACACTTATATAACTCCTGCAGGGACACATACAAAATGGAATATCCCGATGACGTTTGTAAACTCTTCAAAAAGAAGCCAGATAAATTCATGGTTTGAAACTGGGACTGACCTAAGATTTATTGAAGATGATAGCTTTGCAAATAGTTATTATACAGTCAGGATAACAGGACGTGTCGAGCCATTTACAAGATTTGTAAAACCATATTTTCGACAATATTATGAAGGAGAGATTGTTATTGAAACGACATAAGGTAGAATAAAAAGATGGCCCAAATATATGATTCAGGAAGACAATATCTGGCAGTAGGTAGTGTTGATCTAAGTTCTGTCACATTAAAAATCAGCTTAGTAAACACGACAGCAGATGCAAATTCAGGATATACATTTTCGGCTGGACATACAATGCTTTCAGATATCCCAGAAGTGGCTATGCAAGGTACCAATCAAACACTATCAAATGTGGCGGTAAGTTCTGGAAGAGTAGATGCAGATAATTTATCAATACCAACACTATCAGGTAATCCTGTTAATGCGATTGTTCTTTATGTATCCACTGCTGATTCATCTACAAGCCCGTTATTATTTATACAGAGTGAGGGGACTGGTTTTCCTACTACTCCAGATGGTGGAACATTTACAGTTACGTTTGCAAGTAGCGACCCGTTTATAATGAAGGTTTAACATGGCGATACAAGGACAATTTAAACAAGATGCTCCACGCTTTAATTCTATTATTAATGGCGATATGGTTGTCTGGGCTAGAGGAACGACTATCAACGCTACAAGTACGCCAGTAGCAAATAATGATGATACATACATTTGTGATAGATGGATTTTATTATCAGATGGAAACGATATTGTAGACGTAGGCAGAAGTACAGATGCTCCAGATGGTGGTAGTCAATATTCAGTTGACTTAGATGTAGAAACAATAGATAAGAAATTTGGTATAGCACAAATAATTGAAGGGGTTAATTGTCATAATTTAATCGGAGAAAGTTGTAGCTTATCTTTTAAAGCAAAAGTTGCAGGTAGTGGAAAACTGGATAACGTAAAAGCTGGAATCGTAGCTTGGAGTGGAACTCTTGATAGTGTAACAAGTGATATTGTATCTGCATGGGGAGTTGAAGATACCAATCCTACGCTTATAGCCAATGCAACCTTTGAGAATACACCAGCAAATTTATCTGTAACAACATCATGGGTAGAATATAAAATTGAAAATATTGATATTGATACAGCAAGTACAGCAAATGTAATTATATTTATTTGGTCAGATGTAACAGATACAGATTTGGGTGATTCATTATATATTACTGATGTTCAAATAACACCAACACGAAAAGCTAGAAAGTTCGACAGACACCCAATAGAAACAACAGCAAGTGATTGTGAAAGATATTATGAGTCATCTATGGACTGGGGAACTGTTGGACAATATCAAGGTCAACAAGTCAAGATGGGAGTTGGAAGTGCATCGCATGGTACAGCAACAGGAAATTGTGGTGGCAATAGATACAATACTCGTAAACGAGCAACACCTACAGTAACACTTTATCATCAAGATGGAACAAGTGGAGCAGTCTACACGATACATAATGCAGCAAAAATAACAGGAGTTGTAGCTCAACATTTAAATAGTTATGGATATCTATTTGCAGCAAAAGCAAGTGCTTTCAATCAGAGTTATGGATATTATTATGGTTGGATAGCAGAGGCAGAATTATGAACGATATACAAGAAGTAGCATATCAATATGATGGCATGACAGATGAAAGAATAGATGAATTAATTGTTACTTATAAAAATGGTGTAATATCAGCAGTACCTATGGATGAATTAAACAGAGATTATAGGGCAGTTTTAAAATGGGTTGAAGATGGTGGAGAAATAGATGAGTAAAGTAATTATATGGACACAAAATAACGGGGCATTAGCTATAACTCACCCAGCAGAAAATTGTGGTTTAACAGTTGAAGAAATTGCCGAAAAAGATGTTCCAGATGGAAAACCCTATAGCATTATGGATAGTTCCAAATTGCCTGAGTCTAGTATTTTTAGAGATGCTTGGGTAGCCGATAATAATTGGAATATAAATGTCGATATGGAGAGAGCCAGAGAAGTTTGGCGGAATAAGATCAGATTCGCAAGGGCTTTAAAGTGGGAACAATTAGACGTTGCTTATATGAAAGCATTGGAAATAAGTGGAGATGTGTCCGAGATTGTCGAGGAAAAAATCATGTTGAGAGATTATCCTAATCAAAAATCAATATCCGAAGCCGAAACAATAGAAGAACTACAAGAAATATGGGATAATGACTTACTAGGTGATAAATAAATGGCACAAACAGTAGTAGCAACAGGAGCAACAGCAATATCGGCATCTACTTTGGTGTATTCAAGTGCCACCGCTGCGATATATTCTGCTTTAATAGACCTAACTCCAATGTCGGCAGATACAGATTTAAATATCAAAATATCAAATTGCACTATAGTATCGAGTGGATTAAAAACTGTGACTATAGATTATTTTACAGGCTCTCAAGATGACCCTATGTATTTGATACCTGCACAACATAGTAATAAGGGATTTAGTATTACGATTGTAAAATCCGCAGGAACGACACCCACTGTGCCTTGGGAAATTACAACTTTTTAATCTATAGGGTAATATATCCCTATGGCAATCCAAACAGATAATTCTCCATTAATAAGACATTCTTTAACCTATTTTGTAGGGACTTTTCTGACAGAGATAGCTCCAGATGGGGTTGATTTAAGTACCACTATTGGGGATATAACCATTGCAGATATAGCAACTGCATTATCTCCAGATGGGGTTGATTATGTAAGCCTTGTCGGTAGTATCGGGGTGGGGATTAGAAGGTGTCAAATAGGACATGATGCGTCAGCTTCATTTATATCTAAAAATGAAAGCACTAATCCAAGCTCTATAAAACGGGTATTTAGATTCGGACTTACAGAAATAGACAGAACAGACAGGGTTATGAAATTCCCTACAATAAGACGTGATTATAAAAACGTAACAGTAAAACCTTTCACAATGACATTTGAAAATGCCAGCCAATTATTTAATGAGATAATAGAGGATAAGACCAAATTTAAACAACCGGGATTTATAGAATATGGATATCAGCAGAATGTAAATAGTGCAGATTTGCTTTGTATAGGACAAGGATTTTTAACAAATGCAGATTACTCAAATGCACAAGTCAGCTTAACTTTTAAGAATCAAATGGACTTATTGTCAGAGACTAGGATGTCAATAGATACCACTTCAAGACAGGGCATTTCTTTCACAGGTTCAGAATGGAATCCTGCAGATTTAACATGGCATATTTTAACTACAAATTCTCTAGCTTTACAATTTAGCTCAACTGAATCATTTACTAATCCTCAGATAAATTATGATAGTTGGAAGGATTGGTATGATACCCTTAATTCTGAAAACATAACTGTGAATGGATTCTTCCCTTTCTCTACGAATTATCAACAGGCATTAAAATCAATCGCAGAAAATACAGATTCAGCTATTTATGTAGAAGGGGATAATAGAGTCTATTTTAAAAGAAATCTTGTCGGGGTGAATAGCTTTTCTGCCACTGTAACAAATAGCGATATAGTGACTATGACTTCTAAGGGAGACGCATTTGATATGTGTAATCAATATTCTGTCCCAATGAGCTATGCTGTAACTGACCAATCTTTAGGCAAGCCACATAGCACGATAGTGTTTGATAATACTGCATCTCAAAATAGCTTCGGATTAGTCCCCCATGAACCTACGACTAAGTTGATCTGGTACACAAATTCTGCAAATGCAAACAATCTTGCTCAAAGAATCGTATACAGAAGAAGGGAACCGGAGGTGGAATTATCCATTAAAACACCCATCAAATATCTCAATCAACAGCTAGGGGATTTGTTCTATATCACACATGAAGAACTAGGATTACATGATGCACCCTATACTTTAATAGGAGAGGCTATCGATATTGAAAATCAATCTATGTCTCTTGACCTATCCGTAGGGCATGGACTTGCCGTTGCTAATATGTCAACCTTTACTTTGGGAGATGATATTTTAGGAAGATTGAATAATACAACGGGGGTATTATCATAATGGGATTTACAGATTTAACATTCACACAATCTCAAAAATTAACATCCACAATCCTTGCACAGCTTGACCAAAATTTTGATGCACTTGCAGAAGGAGACACTTCGGGTCCAAGAATTCCAAGACCTATAAAGTGGATTCAATTCTGTGGGTTTACAGATGCCAATGCAGGGGTGTATGTGAATAACGGGATAAGTTCATTTACAAGAAATGACATAGGAGATTACACGATTAATTTCACA